TCATGTTATCAAGACGACATGCATGCGGAACAATAGGTGCTCCACGTTCATCTAAAGGCGCTTCAAACGAAATTTTAGTTCCATCCTTTCCACCAATATAGATTTGAATTTGACGCTTATCCGATAACTCAAGTAAGTACGGGTTAGAAACTTTGATAAAGGTTGGAATACTAGTGTCCAATAATGCATTGAACGAAGCAAGATGATGATCCACTAATGGAAAACTAGTATCTCTAAATAAACTTCGCAATACGTGGCGTGGTGCCTCCATTGTGTTCAGTCTAGTAAGCATTTTCTCTGGACAGACGAAGAAGGAGTATGTGGAGCGAAACTCGTCGTCCTGAATTTTTGAATCAAGTAGTTGGACATCCTGAAGTTAAACAAAGACTGACTAGTTATTTAACTACAAAACCTTATCGTTCTGTAGTTCTTTTATATGGTCCTCCGGGTATTGGAAAAACTACAATGGCGTTAGCTTCAGTTCGAACTGTTGGAATGGAACCGATTGAAATTAACGCAAGTCAATCTATGCGAAGTCATGGAGATGTTTCAAATTTGATTAACTCATGTCAATATCCACGGACGATTTCATCCCTCATTCGAGGGGATCAAAAAACCATGTGTCTGATTTTAGATGAGATTGACGGTTCAGATCCTCACGCACAGCGAAAACTAACCGAATGGATGACCAGCGATGACTGTCGTATTCCAGTGATTATGACTTGCAATGAAGTGCCACGCATTGTAAAGAATAACGCAAGAGTTGAACTTGTACGATGTTTTCCACCTAAACCTGCTGACTTGCAAACGTTATTCCCAAATGAAAACGTTGCAGAACTTGCTAAACAATTTAAGCATGATGTTCGTCGGATTCTTCAGTATCTTCAGTATGGGAAATCCGACTCTCTTCCAACGGTGACCCGTCCGACGGACTGTTCACCCGAGGTAAGCTACGTGTTGAATCAAAAACTATGGTATTCATATTCATCATTTCATCCTCTGTTAATGACGAAATCAAACTACTAATCGTTCTTCTTCCAACTCTAGGAGGTGCAACACGACTTTGACGTATAGGAGGTGTGCGAACTTGTTGTTGACCTGTTTCACGAATATCATGACGACAGTTTGGGCAAAATACGCTTCGTGTGAACCATTCTGAAATACAGTTTTGATGGAACATATGACTACAATGATTAATTCGTCTCACTGGACCATCCATGACTTCTTGACAGATTGCACAGTTTTCATCATTTACACTTCCAACTACACTAGTGGCTGCTGTAATCTGTTCTGCAGTTGGATGAACTACAACCGGATCAGACCATGAAGAGGGTCCTAGAGGAACAGGAAACCGAATGGGGATTGTAAAAGTTGCTTCACTTCCTCTTGTAAGCAAATAACTCCGTAAAAGGGTTATGATTGCTGATGAGTTTCGTTGTTGTGAAGTAACTAGAGTTGTACGGTCATTTGGTAAAAAACGAAGAGTTTGTAGAAAGGTTCTTTCAGTTTCTAACATATTTTGAAGAACATCTAAAATGGTAGCTTCAGTCATTGATGTATTACGAAGTAAATACGTAAATGTCTTACCTTTTTATGAATGCGTCCATAGGTCCTCTGACTGACGCCTTAACGATTTTGCTAAGAGCAGGCGATCCTAGAAACATTAAACTATCCAACTGATCCTCCTTCTTTTTCAAAGTTGCCAGTGTTGCTTCTTCTGCGTCCTTATGTTTTTCGAGCGCCTTTTGGTAGATCGTTGTATACGATTCCTTCTTAGGTGAACTGTAACCTTCCAATTGTTCAATACACAACGCAAACAACTGAGCAACTGGATTTTGAATTTGATTTGTGATATAGAAGTTCACATCCGGTTTCATCTTCTTAGCGCGAACATAGTCAATATGTTCAATACGATCTCCTTGCTTTGTTTTGTGTTTGTTCTCAGCAACATAGAGATATTGAAGACGGTCTCCTACTTTGGGTGCTGTTCCTGGATCACGTGCTTCCATTCGATCAGCAAGAACACGATGTGCAGGTAATGTAGCGCTACCACTGTATTCATCTTTCATTGCAGCGTAGTCATCTCGCAAAGATTTGCTTACAATGAACTTCTCTAGTGGAACTTTGTTTTCCAACACCTTGATGAGCATTTCTTTGACAAATGTCTGCGCCTTACGAATGTCTCGTTCTAATAGAAGGATATCCAAAGCACCTCCAAAGATATCTTTAACAATTGGAGCGTTATCACGTCGTTTCAAGACAATCCCCATAGACATTCGCTTTGCTTTGGCAGGATTAGGGTCTTCTTCGTATTTCATCCCCACATAACGCTTCCTACAAAAGAGGATGAACGGATAGAATGTCTTCTCATAAGCAATTTTATAAGGTCTTCGCATTTGCTTGGATATGCTGTTTCCACATGCAATGCCCATGCGAATGGATTCTCCCACATCTTTCGTTGGAAACTTAATGAAGATGGAGTCTGTATCTCCGTAGACCACATTTCCACCAAATTCACTTTCGGCAATTCTTTTAGCGTTGAAGAGAGCATTTCGTCCAGCGGCCGTCGTACATGCGGCAACAAACATATTGCGAATGGGTGAGGTCCTTGCCCCTGCCTGTCCATAAATGGAGTTTGCGACAACCTTGTATGCAAGTTGAGCGCCATTAAATACAGATCGCTGAGCTTCGTCATATTGTAAATCTTCCATCTTTTGTTTGAATTCCTTACGCTTCTTCAACAAGATGTCCAATGTTTTAGGTAGAATACCCAATGTCATTGGATTATCATTGGGTTGCACGAAGGTACATATTGTCTTTCCAACTACCTCATCATCTTCCTTTCGATCATATTCAATCTCTTCAAATACATATCCCTTCTCTTCGTATTGAAGGATTTCTTCTTTCGTCAATCCCATTCGTTCATTCGTGAATCCTTCTGTATCTAGATGTCTGACTGAAACAAAGGTATCTGGAGATAGATTGTAGGCAATCATATTGGTCGGATACAAAGAGTTGAAATCTAGAACAGAGATAGGTTGATCAAGATACATACCAATTTGAGGTGGCAATACAATCGCACCTTCATAAGCAATTCCTTCACCTTCAATTGCATGTTGAGTTCTGATAATTTGGTCTCGTTGCGATGCGTAGTAGACAACTGCTGAGAAGATCTTAATTCCCTGTCCTCGTGTCAACACATACTGCATTGGTACTTTGCATACGTCGGACATACCTCGTGCATTCACAAGTGTATCTAGTTTTCCCATCAATGTGGCAACTAGATCACAATCCTGAATACAGTAGCGAGCAATTCTTGCTCGTCCATCAGGTCCACCTCGTCTATGAAGTTCAAACATCTCTTGAGGAGATACATCATCTTTTGAGAAGCACCATTCAAGATGCTTCATTTCCTCAGATGTAAAGTCTGTAAACAACGCCTCATCACATTTGATTTTGAATCCACCCTTTTCCACATCGTAGACTTCAAACTTTTCACCGTCATAGACTGGATCGTTTGTGTTTCCAACTAACTCAAACCTAACGTAGTTTCCGTTTCGAAGACCACGAGTGCTTTTAGTCGTAATGTGATTGTCTGAATACTTGACAACCTTATCACGAAGAAATGTAAACGCTACATTGTCCAACTTGAAATTGTCCAAACTGTGTTCACGACGCATATTTAAGAGCAAATCAACACCTAGACGACCTCTAAGTGTCAAGTATCTAAGGTCAAACTTACCTGCTGCTAATTCAGTCTTCTTTGTCTCAAACTTCTTTTCACCCCACTCTGATTCTTTCGTCTTCACACGTGATACTTCAAATTCTTCACGAATTCCAAGTTTGTCAATTCGTCCTTCAATGTATGCGTCATCAAAACCAAAGATGTTGTATCCACAGAGAATGTCTGGATTACGTTCTCGTATTTCTTCAGCAAACATGAGAAGCATTTCTCGTTCCGTCTTGCAAGAGACAAACTCAACGGTTTCATCACATGAGTCTGTACATTCACCCCATACAAATACAGTTCTTGCTGTTGGTGTGATCATATCCGTTGACCTGCGATAGGAGACACCAATTTGAATGATTGGATCTTTAGAGGAAACTGGAAACTGATTACTGTCCCCCGAAGGACACATCTCTAAATCATAAGAAGCCACTAACATTGGAATATTTGCTTCACACGCTTCTACGTTCTTATACGAACACGTGTAGAACGAATCTACATAATACAGTAGTTCACCTTCTTCATTGCAAGGGATTTCAATCTCAGAGCAATGTTTCAAATTCAGTGGAGAAGCAGGACCTAGATGTCGTTCATGAAAGAATCGAAGAAAAGGAGGTAGATTACTCTCATACTGAACACCTTTGATACATTTCTTGGACGCTGAGAAACTAGCAAGGGAATCACACTCTACTTTCCAAATTGATAGTTTCTTCAGTCCACCAAATCCTGCCATTGTGTCATACTTTTCAACCTTGGTAATGGTTGGAGAAATGTGTTCGTGAATCTTGGAACTAAGTTTGAATGCATACTCTTGCTCTCCTTTGTTCGGTCCAAATTTCTGAACCCACTTCTTGTTAGACACTTCATAGATTGCGTCTACATTAGGTTTCTCATGTGCATACAAGTAAGGTTTGAATCCAGTTAAGCGAACACAGGCAACAGACTTGTCTTCAAGACGACCAAATACTTCAATAACATAGTTTCCATCTACGTCATGTTCATACCAATCAACGGGTTGTAGAATCATTCTAATACAGTTACTAATAGTTCCTTAAAGTAATCCAAGTCCGTTTTTTCTGTGTGTCAAGGTAAGAGATGTTCTCAACGAATTCAATAGACTGGTTTAATGCACCTACTAGGATCCGTTCAGATGAGTATGACACTGCTGCTAAGCAAGTAGGCAATACAGATACATTGACACGTCAGACTACAGGAATGGGTTCTGCGTGCTCAGACACCTTGAATCCTGCTTCTGCAATGGCAGATCAACCTGGGTTCATTGCAATGGGTGGATTTGGTCAACCAGGTGGCGGTTGTGCAGTGGATGCGAACACAGATTTGAAGTGGGGTATTCCAGGTGCATGGAGACAAAAGGGAAAACATGAACTCTGGGCGCGCCCCTTTGCCACAACACCCGATCTAGGAGGAGGAGATCCTTCAGCAGTGAATGATGAATCTAACTTGATTCACAGCGCAATGATTCGTAATCGTAAGGAAGCAAATACAGTGATGGATCAAGCAATTCCTAACTTCTATCAACCATTAATTGATATCAAACAATCTGAATATTCAAATCCTAATAATTGGATTTATGACTGGACTCGAGGTGGAGACGCAACACGCTTAGTTCAGACGAAACGAACTAATGACTCATAATAATGAAAATTCTCTTTTTCGCAGGGCGTATGCCAGATCTATGTGGTGCATTTTTACACGACATAGATCTTGGAATTGAACTACAAAAACGTGGACATGATGTAGTGTTCATGACACTTGAAGTCCCTAAAGAAGGTATGACCGGAGGAACGTATCGTAGTTTTAGATTTATGCATTATACTGCAAATAGTACATTACTTGATTCAAGTCAAGTTTGGATATGTCCACATTCTCCTGCCTTACCTGAAGTTCGAAAGATTAACGCTCGTGGTTATCATAGACCCATTATTGCAACCTGTCATTTCGATGGAAACTATAGAGCAATTGTCCATAATAACCCTGGAAGAAACGTGAAATGGGTAGAGATGTTGATGTTTGTCAACTCAATTATGGAAACCAATTATCGTAAATCTGTTGTTCCTTGGCCACCCAATATTGTTAGTACATCTATGGTCCGTCCTATTCTTCACGAAAACAAGATTGCGATTACAGAACCATTTCAAGGTGAACATATCACACTTGTGAATGCAAATCATAATAAAGGAGTTCTTCAATTCATTTCAATTGCGGATGGAATGCCTGATCGAAAGTTCCTTGCTGTTTCAGCATATTATAGTGGAAATGCTGATCATAATTTAGCGGTTCCACGTCCTAAACATAATAACATTACTTGGGTTCCATTCAATGATGATGTTCGTGAGATTCTTAAACAAACTCGAATTCTGTTGATGCCAAGTTACTATGAGAGTTTTGGAAGAATTGGAATTGAAGCAATGTATAATGGAATTCCTGTCTTGTATTCAAAACCTGCTGCCAATCCATCAGGTCCAAATGGTAGTTCAGAAGGATTACATGCATGGATTCAACCTGTGGGAATTCCATGTGAACGAGATGTTATTTCAGATTGGATAACATCAATCAAATCCTTAGATGATGAAACTACCTACGCAACTAAATCAGAAGAGTCAAGAAGGCATATTCAATCAATGAACTTGTTCACAGAAGCAAGTAGAATTGCAAATATGGTAGAAGTCTTTACACGTGAGCACCCTGTTCAGATTCGGGTATCTCAACCTTTTGCACAGTCTCAATTAAAGGATCAACCTTTGAAGGAGATGTCTTCTGCTCGGATACCGGAGGGGTCTGCTCTTGGATTTTCGAGTGGGCGACTGAGAATACGGCGTTAACTTTATCTTGTAACCAACGCCCCTTAGCGCAAATTGCTGCCTGCTCTTCATCCATTCCATTATGAATCTTAGGTTTGGGTGGAATATATTTAGCGCCTGAATTTACTGGATTAGCGGGAATCAGGGATTCAATTGCATCTAACACAGTTTCATGATTAAGAAGTGCAGTTTTTGCTTCTTCTTCGGAACATCCAGTCATTTGTTGAACCATAATAGCGTCGTCCATCTTTTTCTTGTTTAGTTGTAATATCTGAAGATGCGTTTTATTGAAGATTTATGTCCTCCCGCTTTGCTCTATGCAATTTTTCTTGTTGTTCAACTAGGATTAGACGCCTCTCTTGGACTGTGGGCAACGTTTATAATCAAACTCATTCTTGGATTTGCAACTGTTCTTGTATTAGACGTATTCTGTGGAATAGGTTTGGGTGTTGTATCATGGTTCTTGGTCGCAGCACCATTTATCATAACTTCACTTGCTACTGCAATTGCAATGGGTTCTGATTTTGATTCAATCGTGATCGGTAAATTTACCAAGGAAACATTTACAGGCGAAAAAATGGAATTAGTTCCAGCTAGTTCTAATGAAGTATAGAAAAAGCAAAATGTATTCAATTCTCTTCTGTTCAATCCGCGTATACAAGACACTCTGTTCACTAGTCAAATGGTTCTTTGAAACACCTCACAAGAGCACAATTACTCACTACATGCTTTCAGACGAATACGATTCAGATGACATTGACTATGAACGTGTTCCAGAGGACGCAATCTTTATTGAAGAATGGGTCAATGAAGAAGGTGAGAAGAAATGCCACCTCTTCTACGAAGGAGAGGAGATTATTCGAAATGAAGTCAATCCATTCAAGCGTAAGCCCTATATTCCATGGCTTTGGATTGGAGACAAGACCACTGAAGTTGATCTAACTTCAGCACTACAAAAATATATGGTAGTTGGTAACACTATTCGACTAGACTTGATTCTACACTTGATTCAACCACATCATGATACTGAAATCATGTTCATTGATACTCGGACACTTGAGGAGGTAAAGTTTCCGGATCACGGAGTAAGGATTGTTGCAGATGATTTCATTTCAAAGTAATCCATTTGTTGTTGCAGAACGATATATTCAACTTCGCAAAGTATGTGCCCCAGACTCCTGGGCAGATACCGTGACTTTATTTAATGACATGATTCTCATGCCGTTGATTACACTCTTTTTACTTTTTATTGGACTTAGTGATCCTATTGTGATCTTTACAACTGTACTTAAGACCTATCAGGTTTGGAAAAACTATTGTGAATATACAGATCTTCGATTTCAAGTTCAACAAATGTTCTTTATATGTCAAGCAACAGGAGGACCATTCATTGTAACAAATGATCAGACATATATGCCATATGTATTTGCTGATGCGGTAGTTCGAAGAAATCAAGGTCTTTCAAATAAGTAATGCCACATTCATGGAACGAACTCTTTGATGGAGTTTATTGTATTAACTTACCTTCTCGAACTGAACGAAGAACAACCATGCAACGAAGATTTGATGAAGCTGGAATCCAAGCAGAATTTGTTAATGGACTTCCTGCTGTCTTTTTTAAACGTTATTGGGAATTGAAAAATACTCATGACGGAACCGATATTCAAAATCACTATCATATTGCATGCGCACTCGCACATTGTTCAGTGTATTCTCTTGCTCTTGCACGAGGTCAGAAAAAGATTCTAGTTCTTGAAGACGATATACGTATTCATATCAATAGTGATGTAAATACGCGAACGTTCATGCAAGATGTCCCATCCAATTGGGATCTCTTGTATTTTGGATATATTCCTCTTTCTGAATGTATGTCCTATTGGAGTTATGGATTAATGGATCCACATGTGATTCAAGAAGGAGTTGCTAAAGCAAGCAATTTATGGACAACTATGGCATACGCAGTTAACGAAACAATGATGAAACATATGGTCAATATATATTCAACAGAGATGCCAATGGCAATTGATAACTATTGTGTACGTGTTCTTCAGAAATCAGATCAATTTAATTCCTATGCAGTGATGCCTCAAATTGTAGCAACTGAAGATGGACATTCAGATACAGAAGGAGGTACTGAGAATGGATTCAAATCTGTTGATTCTCGATATGCAAACTATTCTGACTATAAACCTTAACGAGTTCCAGTAGGGATCGCAAAGTCACCTCCTGGTGGTAGATTAGATGCATATCCTCCATAGTTAGCGAGTCCACGTGCTCCATCTCCTGCAAATCCATATCCTACATTGGAAACCGATCCACCACCCTTCATTCTAAGAGTTCTGCGAGTCTTACGGATTCTGCGAGAACGACTCTTTCCCTTACGAGACTTACCACGACGACCTCCAGTGGGTCTGTAGGCAGCACCATCAGGGACTGAAGTCATATTAGGAACATATTCGAGTGCACCGACTGAAATTGGTTGACCAACTCCATATCCATTGCCTCCACGCATTTTACGAGAACGTCCTCCTTTCATCATGCAAGACATTTACTTTGTATCGGGAATATGTTCTACAAAGACTCCGACGCTTCCAGGAACATCATCATATTGTTCATATCCACGAACATGACATCCTATGGGAGCATCTTCAATGGTGGTGAGTGCAACCAAATCAGGATGATGAAAAAGTTCAAGTAGTTCAGCAATCCGTTCTTGACGTTGTGAAAAAGTTAGAATGTCATGAACACGAGTACCGTTCAAGACCAAGATATCGTATACCACATATTGTTTGGGCGCCAAGCGAACTGCTCTAAAAATGGTATCACAACAGACTCGCTCATCCATGACCAAAGCAAGTTTTTCATGTTTCTCTCCTTTTGAATCCATAAATGAGGCATGAGCAGTTCCATCTTGGTCATGTGTGAGAAAAATCCATCCAGGAGTTCCACTAATTTGTGGGACCTGACATGGGTCCGAGATTGGGTTGCCCTTCTTTACTAGCGGCAACAGACGATAAGAGACTTTCATACGTTGGAACATTGACGGACTGTTTCACTTCATTCTCTTTAGGCGCTTCACTGAAAGTCGGTGCTACAGGTCGTGCAGGACCAGGATCTCGTGTGTCTACTGGAGGTGGAAGTTTAGTAGTAACCAGTGGAATTTCAGGTGCAATCGGTGGTGGTTGTTGAATGATGATAGGTTCCGGTTGAAATTGAACTTGAGGTTGCTGCACTACACGAGGAGGGTAAAGTGTCTTGACAACATAAAAAACTGCTAGATGAATGATAACCAATAGAATTAGAGTAGAGACTCCAATTGATAGGAAATTCCAGACGTCCATTTACATATTCAAGACCTTTTCTAAGTATAGAACAAACCGCAATGTCAGAGACTGTAATTAAAATTGAAGATGTTAAAGTGGATGCTGCAGAGAGTGTCATCGAGACAGTTTCTGAAACAGTTGTGGATACAATCACCCAACCTGTTGCTGCTCTCGTTTCAGAAGAAATGAAGAATGAGATTGAAAGAATGATCAAGGATGTAATGAAGATGGCAATTCAGGAACTACTTTCCGAACTTCGCAAGTCTCCATTATCATCAATTGATAAAGATGGAGACGGCGTTATCTCAGTGTCAGAGGTGAAGGAAGTCGTTTCAGTTCACGCTCAAAAGTTGGGTTGCGGTCCTTCATGTACAATCTCATAAAAAAAGAAACAGTCATCACCTATCTCTTCCTTCCATACACGAGGTGACTCAGAATACAGAGTTACTCGTGCATGCTCTACATGATAGGCGCGTGAAAGAACTTCGAGTGTATACGGTTTCATTGAAAAAGAATGACCATCTGTATACACTTCAATCCATTCCATACACTGTGTATGTTCATTGTATCGCCCTAGTCCAGTATAAATAAACCGTGTTTCATAAGTTTTTCCTTTTTGAGATGCATACTTTTCGGGAACTTTATCTTTGATTGCAATCCTCATACTTAAAGTTTAACCGTGTTTGCGAAAACGATTTCACGTAGAAGTGCTGGATCCTCAATTGCTGTATTAATCTTTGTTGTTGCTTGGAGTAGAGCAGTATTAATGGATGACCACTTATCTGCGTCATTTGTGAACTTTGTATTCCGAGTACGTCCATCTGGGAATGACTCAACCAATTCAGACTCTGTTGCTCCAGATAACTCCATGTACACGCGTAACTGAATCTCATCGTAGATTGGAACTTCATTACGCCATTTTGTTCGCGCCTTTGAATCTACAATTCGATTGTGTTCTTTGACATATCCATCGGTACGTCCTACAAGTTTGTAGGAACTATATACTTTGCGAAACGTCTTTGTATTTCTCTCTTTGACTTCTACCTTTTGTTCAACCTCATATGCATTCAAGATCGCATCTTCATTGCGCAGTCCTCTATTCTTTTGAACTGCTCCTCGAACTTCACCTACTAAGATAGATCGAACATCAGGAGCAATATCTGAATGACGAAGATCAATCACGACTCTTGCCTTTGCTTCAATATCGTTTAAGGTCTCTCCGATATCTGTTTTACCTTCACAACTTTGAACACCTTGAAATACAATAGATTTGATTGCAGGTGTTGCCAACACAATATTTTTAAGTTTATTCAATGAAATACGTGACTCATTTTCTTCAATATGTTTCATCTGTGCATTTGCAGGTGCATGTTTAGTGAGCAAATCATAAATAATTTCATTTGGCGATTGATATGCATTGAGACCAATAAGTCCTGCTACCTTTGAGGCTGATATTTCTGGTATATAGAGCATTCTTAACATATACCCAATAGTTTAAGACTGAATAATTCCATTTTATGTAAAACTCCGCTGCATACGAACAATCGCATCAATCCATCCTGGCATACCCTGCAATACATTAGAGACCTGTAAAGTAGTTCCTGAAACAGGTGTAGCGTCAAAAGTTGTTCCTTCGCAAACAATCAAGATTGCTGCTAACAATAAGTGTTGTTTAGATTTTGCTTCTGTTGGATTCCATCGTAAACAATACATCTTGTATAAAATATCAATCACTGGACGGGCTTGCGCTTGAGTCTGTTTACGAACAACATCCCAAAAGATCCAGACTGGATGTGAACCGTGTGATTCTGATACAAATTCATCAAATCGATTTGCAAAGATCAGCGATTGTTTTGTCTGTTTCTTATGTTCACGACAATACGCAAAGATCCATGACATCCAGTACAATGCTCTGGTTACATCACGAACATCTGATCTTAAACAATAAGCAAATTCATTAATAGGAACAGCAACTGGTAAAGGATCTGAAGGACGAAGAGTGATTTGTCCAAATAATCTTGAAGGTGCTTTAAGATGTTCTTGAATAGTTTGTGGATCAAAATCGTGAATTGGTTTAATAGTTGGAAGTGAAGGAAGTTTATTTTTGCGACACATTGAAAGAGTTGCAGCGACTTCACAAATGATTTGACGAACATCAGGATTGTTGCGTATAGAGGTCATTGTTCCAACTGTAAAGACTTGTTCAATCGGAGCATATCGTTCATATGCTGACGCTAAATAAATAAAGACATTAGGATTTGCTCGGTTAATATGAAGTGCCGCAGCATCAAAGAGCGTTGCCCATAAACTATGAACTAATCCTGAACATAATAGTTCAAGAGACCAATAACATGCATAATCTGCATGACCTAACTGCACGTTCTGAAGGAGAACCTTCACAACATGAGACCGAGGATGTCCACAAAATGTTGTTTTTTGAAAATCGGCAACTGTGCGTGGATCTGAGACCTCCATTACACTCTAGCAGGAGGAGGACGTGGAACAACGAACGCAAAGTTTTTGAAAAAGTTATCGTATTCGGAAGTAGATTTAACTGAAGATGTTGTATTCAAAGATTTCCTAATTAAATATCGAACTACGAAGAAGATTGCTAGAAAGGTCCCAAATATCATTAACCAATTCAAAAATGAGTCAATCCATGAAGTTGTCTGTTGAGCAGTTTCAATCTGTTTCTTTTTGTTGATATTCATTTGATTTCGAATTGCATCTATTTGACGTTGAAATGCAGACACTGAATACTGTAGGTCATCTTTTACAGTTAAAACCTTATCTTTGATTCCATTCACAGTTTCAATGGTTGATTTATGTGTATTGATTTGTTGAGCAAGTTCCGAATAGTTTGAAATGTAGTTTTTTATGACAGGTTCTGCTTCTACTTTTCCAATACGAGTCTTTTCATCGTTGATCCACGTATCACCTTTGATAAGAGTATAATAGGCAATCCTTGCTTGCTGATATGCATCTGGAGCAACATCACGTGCGTTCTCTGCTGCTTGAAGAGCATTAAAAGCGGTATTAATTTTAGTTTCTTTATCAATGTTTGCATCTGCAACTGCCATTGCATTGTTGAATCGAGATATCTCTGCTTTATACACTTGATTGTTAGGAAGAACATCTGGGTTTGCACTCAGAGGTGGTTGACCTTCACCTCCAGCCATGTACATAGGCACTGCAGTTATTGGAACTCTAACTCTTTCATCTCCTTTATGTTTACAAAAAAGTGCAGATCCAGTTGAGGTCATTTCATAGTTCTTTCCTTCAGGACATGGAACTACACATGTTACACCACCACTTGGAGATGGTACAAATCCAGATGGACATGATAGAGAAGATCCTGCTGCTCCCATTATCTACTACTTAGATAGATTCCAATTGACACGCCTACACATAGGGTTAAAAATACAAGATTTGTTGCATAGACTTGTGGAACTACCATAAAGACAACCAAACAAAGTAAAATAGTAAACAAAGCAACTTGAATTACAAGCATGCTTCGAGGATTCAAAATTTTGGAACGTTCATCGTGAATTGGATTCGGTTGAACTGGAGGACGAGGAGTTCTGAGACTATCTGAAACTGTCTTGATTTTCTTTCCAGCGTCTGCGATTGCACTAAATCCAGCATATTCAGATTGAATTTTAGAATACTCCATTGTTTACCTGTTCGGAATAAAAGACTTGTAAGTTCCCAAGATAGACATCATTACTCTTGCATCACGGGACGCTTGCATATCTCTCCATCCAAGCAAGTTAGGGGATGCTGCTTGATTCATTGATTGATAGGGACCAAGTGTAGCGGACATTCTAATAAAACGAGTGTGTTCGGAAGCGTCTCCAACCATTGCACGACGCACCGGTGGATTTACCTGACCAAATGGAGAAGTAGGCATTTTGTTTTAGGAACAAGAAGATAATGAGTGTTGTCTCTCCAGAGTTTACTAGACTCCTAGGTATTTACAATGATAATTATGTTGCATTTCGTGTGACAGGTAACATCGCAAACAAGACTGCATATGAAGCAGCCCTGAATGCATTGAACCAAGAGATTAGTAAATTACAACAAGCAGTAGGTGAAGATAAGCAGTATATTCAAGGATTTTTACAAAACTATAATGATGATAATCCAGAACTGGTCAAGTTACATGAACAATCACAACAAATTCAAAAGGTTGGTCCACAAATACAAAGTGAATATGAACTTTCAAAACGCCTCAATACATCTCCTCAAGTTCAACCAGTGGATTCTACCTATCTTTATGTGAAGGCAGGCATTGTCGTTGCACTACTAGTTGTTGTAGGAATTGTTGGAGCCTTGTAACCTTTCCAAAGAAGAATGAAAAAGAAGATAACTGTTACGATTACAAACGCAAGTCCATACCAGAAAAATGCCGCATTGAATTTTGTTTCTTCATATTCTCGTAACGCTCGTAATGTACGTAGTTGTTCACGTTCACTAAGTAAAGTTGTATAGTCTTTTTGAACTGCAACTAATTTACGAACTAAATCGTTTCGATACTGTTCAATATGTCCAGCATCTTCTTTGACCTTAGCAAGTTCTGTAAGCATTTGTGTCAAAAGATTAGAAAGTTCATTATTTAATCGTTTGAGTTCATTTACATTTGGATTGCTGGATGCAATCATGGTTTCATAGGCGGACTTTTTGATCGCATACGTCTGTTGTAGAGCGTTCATTATTATTCACTTGCGTTTACATTTTCAACACATTGACGGTAATATAAACTTCTACCTGCTGTATCAGAGTGCCGTGTAACCTCAATGACATCTCCTGGAATAGCTCCAACCCATTTGACCATTGTGTCCTGTGAATCAATTGCAGGCAACTGATCGGCAGAGGCAATCTTATATTTTTCAAGAATACCTGTCTTTTCGTCCTCTGTCAAGATACGATGAGGCATTGCCATTCGATGGGTTGTAATATCAAATTGAAGTTGCCAAATGTGAAACAGAACAACACGATTCTTAGCGTGTGACTTGACAAGTCGTAGAACATTTTCTGAAGGAGGAGACATTGCAACAATAATCACTCCCGACGTATGTCCATTCTCCTCTGCAAAGGTAACAATGTTTGTAATATCACCTGCAAGAACCTTATCCTTTTGACTGAAGCAGACTAAGATAGATCCTACTGTGTATAGTGTTACCTTTTCCATCTTCTTATTATCAGTTTCAACCCTCTCAGTGGTTGTCTCAAGTTTACGGCGCCCTAACATAATACGAAGAATCTCAAGCGCTTTATCCTCCATTGTGTCTCTAGTTCCTTATTGGATAGTGAATTCGTTTTTTTCGGGCAGATGAACAATGAAGCAGTGGATTTGGTTTTTAATAGCAGTTATTGTAGTAGCCTTTGCATTGAATCTACTTAAAGTTGAACACTTTGAGTCAAGATTCGTAGACACTAGTCAACAGAACCGTGCAATGAAGTTGGAAGATTCATCGTATGAACAACGAACTAATCACTTTGTTCAAAATAATGATGTAGGTAATGCAACTGGAATTTCAACACCTTGGCAAGTCAACCAATATAAATCTAAGTTATAATAAATGCCAATCTTCGGAAAAAAATCAGACTGTGAGGCACAACTTGCACTTAGTCTAAAAAACTTTGAAGAACTTCAAAAAGAACATGAGAAACTAATGGATAGTTACATTGAATTAAAAGGTAAATCTCTTGGAAATTCAAGTCCAGTTGATTCAGACATTGAAAAAGAACTTGCTGAACTAAAACTTGGTGGTCGTAAGAAAAAGACTCGTTCACGTAAATCCCGCGGACGAAAGACGCTTAAGCAGAGAAAGTGAGAACAACTAATGTCTTCTAAAGTAAAAATTCCAAGAGCTCTTCGTGAACAAGTGTGGTTAGTTCATGTGGGACCTAAGTTCCAAACTAAGTGCAAGGTTTCGTGGTGTACGAATTCCATGAACGCGTTTGATTTTCAATGTGGTCACAATATACCTGAGAGCAAAGGTGGAAAAACAGATGTCAAAAATCTGATTCCAATTTGTGCTCGATGCAACTCAAGTATGGGAAGTCAGTTCACAATTGACGAATGGAACAATCGCTTTTCACCTCCTCCAAGTCGTTTATGGAGATGGATCCGATCATATGTCAATTGTCAACGTCTTTGGAGGTAAAGGTGCTGGACGAGTTCCTTCAGCACGATGACGAAGAACATCATCCCAAAATTCTTTTAATTGTGGAAAGTGATCTTGTAACCACTTTGTATCTTTAGGAACTAGGTTCTTCTTGACATTCACAAGAACCCAATAAATATACTGATGACCATCTGTCAAAGACGCTTGCCATTCACATAGATCAACTGTATCCGGTTTATAATCTACCTTCCCCTGTTCATCCACTGCAAAGACTCCTTTCGTTTCAGTGATCGCATCCCATTCAGTGAAATTGACTTGTTTGAATCGAAACTCTACATATTCACATTCATCAATCCCCGTACATTCCATTTGCATCTGCATTTGATGTATGTAATAAGATGGGATTTCATCTTTAAGAACACGTGACATCGGACACTTGAACTCAACTAATCGACCATATCGAAATGGATCATCTTCATTTTTTGGAATAATAATTCCGTCTGGTGACGCTCCTAGAAAATCATGAACTGGATGCGTGCAACAACCTACATCAATAATTTCACAATTAGTCGTTTCTTCATACAGTTTCTTTGCAACAGGTTCAAATCGTGTTCCCCAAATCAAGGCAGCAATTGGATTCTGACCTTCAGTTCGTATTGGTGGATCTAGTTTCTTCTCAAGTAATTCAAGACGCGATGCAGGTGTTTGCCAAACTTTTGAAACCTCTGAAGCAGTAATCATCTTTCCACGAGTTGTCAACCAAGCGTCTGTACGTTGATCATTCTTACCGTAGAGACGAACGGTTCGTTCACACGCTCGATCTCTCATCCACAGACGACCTAGATCCCTAGACATTAGAGCGTCCATCGTTTTCATTACTTCCCTCTTCAATAGACGGCGTGAAAGATCCGGAGCTAGAGATTGACACAGGTGTATGAACCGGCGTAGTCGTGCGTTGAGTCTCGTATATGGACGGTCTTCTTGCAAGAAGGACATCAGTGCCTCCTCCATTAAGGTTCTCTATCTTACCTTCCGAAAGTTCGTTTTGTCTGAACATTTCATTATACGCTTGTTTTCTTTGTGAAAGATAGGATTCAAAATCACCTGCTCCAATCACACCTAGTTCAGACGACCGACTAAACATCTCATCATACATCTTCTTGAATTCAGCGTCAATCTCATCTTGACGATCTAGTGGGAATCCTGCGTCTTCAAGAGTCCATTCTACCTCTCCCTCTTTGAAGACTGGATCAGGCATCTGAGGTTGATCACGAAGCATTTCTAAAAACGTCTTGTATTCCTTATCACCTTCAATCATCATAAAAAGACCTGGTGTAGTTGCTTCCATAATTCCACCTTCTTCACGAACACGACGTACAACTTCGCCAACACAGACTGCTGATGAAATTCCAATATCAGGTTGTTCAGTAGATATTTCTGCCATTTGTCTTTATTCTACCGACCCACTTTAAGCGAGAATACCGCAGTAGATACAAAAATGGAGGTCATACAAAATAGAGATCATTGGGTTCTTCATCGTCTTGAAGGATTCTATTCAAACGAAGAAAACTTCAAAAAGATTCAAACAATTCTTTCAGGCAATTCTAAGATTAGTTTGCGACTTTTGGATTGGTTAGTGACCAATTATGCAAAGAAACATAACGTATCCTATCTGACCTCAGACAAACGTCACGTGATTGTCTATCTTTCTTATAAGTCTCACTTGAAGGCGTATAGTAAAAAAATGTTTGACCCATTCTGCCGTTGGAAACGAATTCAGTTTATGGGATTAGACACAACGGTTGGACAACTCAATTTCTTTGAGTGGGTGATTCAAGATGAAGTTCTAAAGTACCTTGAAGATCATTATGATGAAGTTCATCAAGATATGGAAGCATGTTCAACAAGCATTCAACCAAAAACGGATGAAAATGGCGCTCGAAGAAAAAGA